CCTCGGCGTCAGCGTCGAGAACCAGGCCACAGCGGACGAGCGGCGCGAGTATCTGCGCCAATGCCCCGCCGCCGTCAAATACGTCTCTTACGAACCTGCCCTCGGCCCCGTGGACTGGACGGGTTGGGAGTTCGTGTCGCAAATTATATCTGGGGGTGAGTCGGGGCCGGGCGCGAGGCCGTCACATCCTGATTGGCACAGGGTAACGCGGGACTTTTGCCAGGAGAATGGGATTGCCTACTTTATGAAGCAGTGGGGACACTGGCAACCCGTCGATCAATCCAACGAGCTAGTACCAGGCAATACACGAGAATACACTTGGGAGGATGGTACGATCTCGTTTGCTATTGGCAAGCATGCCGCCGGCCACCTGCTCGACGGTCGCACCTGGCAGGAGTTCCCAAAATGTTCCTAACACCAGAGCAAACCGGCGGGCCGGGCATCTGGGCGCTGCGCCACCACACCCGCTATCTGGCGCTAGAATGGATGCCGGAAAAGGGCGATGGAATATTTCGTGAATTCGACGTAGAGCAACTGGCGCTGGTGCTAGGCCAGGACGCCGGCGAGACGTGGCAGGAGCATGCTAGTCTAATCAAACTGGCCTGCGTGGATGGAAGGTTATTTGAGTGGCTAGACGAAATAGGAGGTCTGTAAAATGATAGATGCGATCGTATCAATCGTTTTCATCGGCGTGATCATCTTCGTTGCCTTCGGCCTGACGTGGCTGGCCGTCGTGACGCTGGCCAACGCTAAGGTCGTCAGGCGGGAGCGGCGGTGCGAACCGCCCACGCAGCATCCGGATGATTCAAATTTTAAGAGAGGAGCATAAGATGACGAGAATAAATTCATTAGGAACTATGGTATTGATATTCTGCATGATGATACTCGCCGGTGTCCTCGCTCTCGTCATGCTAGGCAGTGCCAGTACTCTACCGGTTACTAGTGCCACAGTTCGCCAGGCAGCAGTTAGCATAGACTGGCTGCGCCCCGACCAGGTGAACGTGCCGCGCGGGCTCAGTATCAGCACCCACGCTGCCGAGCATAATGGCGAGGTGGAGAGGCTGTATTGGCTGCTAGCGCAAGGCCAGTGTATGACAGCGGCAAAATTCTGCGGTGGGAGCGAAGTCGAGCGGTTGTATACTTGTGTCGATCCGATCACCGGCCTGGTTGGTGCTATACTGCAATTCGGCGACGAGATCACCACGGGATACTTCGAGCGCGGCGGCTCTGACTATTGGGTAAAGCGCGTCGCACGTGAAAAATGGGAGGTGTGTAAATGACGAAATTAGGCGAAATGACCAACGACGAAATTCGGGAAGAGATTGAGGAGTGTTTCTATAGCATATACAAAGATGTGACAAACCGCTGTTATTCCAAGCACAGCATGACAGGTGTGCGCCATCTCCAAGTTTTAGTCAGGCGAAATCTGGCCTACATCGACCGCGCACTGCTGGAGATTGAGGTTCAATCTACTCAGGCCGTGAGCACGAAAGAGACAGATAAGGGTGAGATACTTTAATGGCGTATTAAGGTATCCTAGCACATCGCGATTCTTAGAAGGCGATAGGGGCGGAGGTAAAAAGTGGGAAAAAGCAAGATTGAGTGTAGCGATATTCTGGACTTGCTTGGCGGTGACAGTTTTTGTTGCATGCTAGAGGCGGGCCACGAAGGCCCGCACCGTGACGAATTCGAGCACGAAGGGAAATCAGTCATCATCGAGTGGCGCGATGCAGACAATAGCACCGCGACTATTGCCGATGACGAGCGCGGGTCTTTCCCTCGCCAGCCCGAAACGCCATCTTCCGAGGTAGTCTGAGGCCGAACCGAGATAGGCGCATACGGGCGTATCGGTACAGCCGCCCATCAGCGCATCCCTCACCGCCTCGAGGTGCTGCTCCCCTGGTCGCCGCCACCCGTGCCAGCGGCCAGGCCGCAGCCGCCACGGGTGATAGTTGCGCAATGTAACATCGCCGACGACGGTGCACGCAATCCACTCGTCGCACTCGCTGCAGTCGTGCACGGTCTCGCCGGCCACTATCCCGGCGGCGTCGTAGACCCAGCGTGGCGTGGCCCAGTCCGGTGATTGAGGCGGTAGAGCCGCGAGACAGGGCCCGGCGGCCAGGCCCGTGACGAGACAAGCGTGAAGGGCAATCATCGTAATAGCTGCACGGCCAGCATCAACAGCACCGGGATAGCAGCGCCCACGGCCCCCCACATGCCCGCCTTGACCTTGAGCGTCGCTACCTCGGTATGGATTTTACCGGTCTCTTTTCTCAGTGCTTCGTAGTTCGTGTTGAGCCGCTCCAGTTCTTTGAGCACAAAGATCTGCCATTGCTCCCAACTGTCCTCGGCGGCTCGCAGTTTCGGCGTCGATGTCATTATCCTATCCTCAGCGAGGCGTCTACGGTATCTGGGTCGAGGTGCGCTTTCAGTAATTCCATCAATATCATCTCCCAATATTCACGATTAAAATTAGTAACACTATGGCAACTTGTGCATAGCGTGATACAATTCTCTGGTATGGTATTCTGCTTGTCATAGTCTATATGATGAACATATATACCGTATCTCTTGCAAATAATACACTTGTACTCATCGCGTTGTCTTATTTTGCGCTTGAAAGATGCGTTGAAGATTGCCGGGTAGGGCTCAAAAGACTTTCCTCCATGCCAATTCGGATTGTTGCTTCCCCAGAAATTACGAGCCTTACAACCTGGCTGTTTCCATTTTAACTTTTTGCCCTCTGATAATGAACGGAATGGTATATCGTATTTCCTCATCCACCTCTCAATTGTACTGCCCGAACAGCCCATCAGTTCTGCTATTTCTGGTGTGCTGAGATGATTCGTATGATATTGTTCCATTAACCATTCATGTTCAATAATGAACCTTGGCTTGAATCTGGTATCTCTTCCTGATAATCTCTTGCACTTACCTCCATGCCAATTCGGATTATTCTCACCGGATCTGTGTTGTAACCAGTATTCTGCAAGGCACACCGGAGAGCAAGTCAGGCGTACATATTGCGCAGGAGATTCAAATACCTCACCACAAATCACACAAATTGTCTTAACCGGAATAGTTCTTCCACCACGCCAATTGGGATTATTAGCCCCTGCATAGCTTTGTCTGCTTTTAGACACTGCAACTCCAAAAGAGAGGCCCCCGCAGGCAGCGGTGTTGTTTGTCGGGACAACATCCATTAACCTTTGGGGGCCATGAAAGCAAAAACCCGCTTTGGACTAGGTTGTCCCGACAACTATATTATACTATGGTCTCATTTATTGTCAAGTTTTGACTCGCAAGAGTCGCATGCCATACAAGGCCCTGCCTAAATCCCAACTGTCTTTAGCGTACCGTTCTAGGAGTTTCGTTCGTGTCCCATCCCACGGATCGGCTATGACCAGGTCGTTACCGTCTGATGTAAGGCGCTCGGCAACAACGAAGTGTTGGTTGAATTTGGCCGTGGGAGGAACGAAGTCAACCTCAATTATCACCGGCCCCTTGCTCAGTTCAGCCTTGAACTTCTCCAAGTCCGCCGCCACCTTGTGCCATAGCACTGCGCCGTCATAGCGCATAGTTGGATAGGCGGCCGGTATTCCGTCTGGCCGCGTTAGCAGTGCGCCAGAGAAACAACCGGCCTCGCGCAGCTTGGCGGCCACTATCGGCGGTTCATCACCATAGCCCGCCAGGCTGAGTATCATTGCAACGGCAGTGACATAGCAACCGGCAGCGGCAAAGGTGAGACCTCCAGCATAGATGAGATTGCGCCAGCGCGGATCGCGCTGAGAATAGAGCATGACAGATTGCCCTAGCACTTCAAAGTAAGCCCGGCCCTCCAGCGTCAGCAGCGCAAAATCTGCGCCAGCCTCATTGAGGCAGTGCACGTCTGGCCCCGGCGTGCCGTCAACCCGCAGCACGTTCGCCGCCAGTTCAGCGTGCTCTGTTTTGAGATGCACCAACCCGCCGTTGAAATCTGCAAACAGTTCCTCGATAATAGTGCTTGTTGCCTGGGACTGTACTTGAGATGGTCTCAGTTTGTCAATAGTAGACTGGAACCATCTACCTAACAATTGCACTGTGTTCATTCTAACCTCCCTCTAACATTATCGCCGGCAAAAGCACCTGGTACGTCACGTCCCGCAGCGAAGCGTCATCGAGATAGACGTCGTCGTGTTTTAGCGGGTGACTTGCCTCAGATTCAAAGAATACCGTGATGATACCCCCCTGCGCCCGGACGCGCCCTGTCCTCAGCGGTTCATCGCTGTAAACGCCGTATATCTCGCGCGCCTGGCCCCACTCAACCGTGGAGGTTCGCGGGTCTGTGCCGCCGGTCGGGTCTATGCCGACTGATAGCCAATCCTGCGCCCAGATATCCCCTGGCTCAGGTTCTGGCGGCTCAAGCAATGTCACGCAATCATAATCATAAGGCACATCGTGCGGCCTGGTGCTGCAATTTGAGAACCAACTGTGAGCAAAAACGCTGAAAGCGTAGTAGCGCCCTTCCTCGACGGCTACCTGCTGATACAGCCCGCCCTGATGACACCGCCAGAACGTAAAGAACTTAGCTGCTTGCTCGCCACTGCGTACGCGAGTAGGATCGGGAACTGGTCCAATGACCCGCACTTCAGGACGGCCCAGGCGGTAGTCTGGCGTGCCCGCGCAAAGAGGCCCTTCTATCCACCAAGCAGTCCACTCTACCGGCGGAGTGATCTCGATGAACTGGTTGTGGAAAGGCCCGCCCTCGAGCGTCCAGTACGTCGTCTCCAGATGCCACCCCTCCTCGAAGCCGCTGTTCTCCAATGGCGGACTTGTCGGCGCAGCGGGCAAGAGTAGCACAACGGCGGCGGCAATTATCAGTGTTAAGTTACGCATCTGTCTCCTCCTCCGGTTCTATCGGCATAGGTGCGGGTGGCGCAGGCCCTATTCTCACCTGCTCGTCGTAGCCCAGCACAAATGTCCCGCTCACGTTGGGTAACCATTTTGGCACGAAGGTCATGGTGCAATTGTATTTTCGTTTCAATTGTTCGAGCGCCTGCGAAAACGCTTTTCCGCGCTGCTGTATTTCTGACTCAATTGCCGTCATATTACTCATTGCTCATTTCTCCTTACCATTCGAGATAGCTTCCCAATGCGTCGGCGTAGTTCCCGCCGGTGTCCTCCCGCATTAGTATGCGATAATAGTGGCCATCATCGAGACTGACAGACGCGCTCAAGTGCTGGTAAGCGGCATTTGTCGTGACCAGAGTTGCCACTATGCCCGGATCTGTCATATCGTACAATCGAATCTGCGCCTCCGGGCCGCCGCCGGTACGTATCTTCAGCGTGGCGCGCCAAGTAGCGTTGCTGGTCGGATACTTGCTGTCATCGTAATAAAAATCTCCTGCCATGTCAGCCCAGCCTGTGCCAGCTGTACTCATCTTGCCGTCAAACGTAAAGGCGTACTGCCTATAAGCCTCGCTTCCCAGCCAATCGTCGAGCCCCTTCAGGTGCGCCGTCAGATCGTCCACACTGGCGGCCTCTGCTGGAGATGTGTCTGGCGTGTAGTTCGTCGGAGTATAGTCTATATCCAAGTGGTCGCCGTCTATCTGGTCGGCCCCGGCCCGTTCGTGGCGGGCGTCGTGATCAGATACGTCCACACCGTCCACGGTACCGACGCTCGTGATGTCATTGCCGCCCAGGGCGAGGTCGTCGCCGAGGGTGAGGCTGCCGGCCAGGTAGTTATTGACTGCACCGGCTTGATAGATGCCATAGTCGATATTAGTTGCACATGCTATGTAGAGGCCGTAGCCAGTTCCAACCGGGTCTTGCTCTGCGTCCACGAGTATGTAGACACCGCAAACGTTCCCGCCGATGGAGGTCATTTCGGATTCTATGTCTACATTGACGTATAGACCGTATGCACTGCCGGTCACTATGCCGGCATCCAAGTTCGTCTTGGCCTGGAGGCCTATAACTGCATCGGCTGCCGTTCCGCCGATCTGCCACACCTCGAAGTTGCCTCCGCGCAGATCTTCTTGTCCATCGCCAATGGTACCGGCGGTGAGTTTTGCAATGCCTTGAATCCCTGTGACGTGGCCCATGGTACTGTCGCCATCGTTCATCTCGGCATGAGAATATAGTCCGTAAAAGTCGTCCTCCTCACCAGACGCCCCAGCCGTCTTGATGTGATGACTCCGAATGCCTACGTATGCTGTTGCTGTATCGACTGTAGCATCGTATACATCGTGATGCGCCGCTGGTACTATCGTCCCGAGGCCGAGAAAGCCGCTACTCTTGAGCGTCATCGCATAGTTTCGGTTACCATCGGCATCCCACACCTGAAAGTCTATCCTGCCTGGAATGTCGTCCACGAAAGCGCCGTCGACGGCCATTGTGATGTCAGCGATGCGTTTGTAGACAGTGCCGTTGTGGGCATTGGCGTTGAGCGAGCCGATGGGGTCTCCGTTCACTACGGCTGTCTCACTGCCAATGGTTCCCTGCGCGCAGTACAATTCCACGTCGGCATCGTTGCTTCCCACCGATACGATTTGTAGTTCTACATTATCGTTACCCGTGAGTCTAATTGTATTTCCCAGAATATCCAATTCCGGCGTTCCTGGAATCCTCATGATGCCAATGTGGCCGTCACTACCTTGTACAAATAACGCATTCGGCTGCCCGACAGCCTCCCAGCGGTGATCCACGTCCGCCCCGCCCTCGTTGAATACGACGACCGGCTGTGTGTCGGTGCTCACGATGCGCATGTATTCGAGGCCATCGGCGTCTAGCAATTCCAATGCAATGGCGATGTTGTTGGGAACGGTGATCTCATTAGCGTCAGAGGCCCCCGCGAATGCTATGCCAGCCGCGAAACTAGTGTTGCCGCCAAAGCGGTTAGCAGCGGAACCACTCTGATAAATACCGTAGTCCCAACCATCGGCTTCGTCCAGGTATATCCCGTAGACACTACCAACAGGATTTTCGTCAACATCCATCCAGATTTTGAGACCGTAGACATTTCCTCCGATGGCAGTCATTGCGCCTTCTATGTCTACGGCGATGCGCAACCCCGCTACGTCCGCGCTAACTTCACCACCGTCCAGGTTTGCATACAGATAACCGGCTCTCAGGTAGTTTGACACTATGCCGCCAGTCTGCTGTACCTCAGACCGCATTCCCTCAAGGTTCTCGACATCATCCCCTACGTTACCGTTAGCTAGTATAGTTAGGGCATATATTCCACGCAGATTGCCGATGGTTTCACCAGCGTCATTCATGTTGATCAGGTTGTAGATGCCATACACGTCGTCAGCCTCAGTCGCACTGGTCGCGTCGGTCACCGTATGAAGGACGCGGAGACCATAGAAGTCTTCCGTTATAGCCACTGTAGCATCGTAAATGTAGACGTGCTCCTGGTCTGGGGTCGCTATGCCGATACCGACATTGATTCCCGCCCCCGCGGGGTCAATTAGGAAGTAATCGTTGGCTGTATTGAGACGCAGGAACTCGGCCCCGTTTGTGATATCGAAGGCATCAACCAGGGCATCCGGTATTACAATCGAGTTGACGCCAGCGCCGCCCGCAAATGTGATGCCGTCGGCAAACGAGTGCCTGCCTGTCCACGCCGGCGTCTGATTCCAGGCGAAGCTGGTTGCGCCACTCACCAGCGCATAGCCAGCAGCAGCCGGGGGAGCAAGCACTGTCCAGTCCGATGCTGCCCCGCCGATAATCATCCTGCCCTCGGCATAGGAGTCCAGGTCTGTCAATGGCAAAGCACCGGTGTGGGGGCCAGTGGTAGCCAGTACGTGAGTTTCGCTGTGGTGATCGTCGGCGGAAACACCGGTCAATGCAGTGTCGTGAGAGATTTGCGCCCCGTCGCCTGCATCTCCTGTGTGGTCGTGATTGTGCAGCAAGGCCCACGTCGGCGTGTAGGGATCTGCTCCCGTGATGAGCATCTGGTACTGCGCCGATGGTGCTGCCAGCAGTGACCAGGCTGGCGTTGCGTTAGAGATGAGCATCTGGTTTTGTGCATTCGTGGCGGGCACGGTCGTACCACTGCCAACCACCGTTACCTCCTGAGCTTCGAGATCGGCGATGCGCAGCTTCATGTTCCGGTCTCGTCGCGCCAACCCTTCCAGGACAATCATTGCGTCGCTGTCTCCAGGTCGATCGTCTCATTGCCGTCCGCGTCCAGCGCGACGGTCACGGCGATGAACTTATGCGTCCTCTCGATGCCGAACGCCCGCGCCGTCACCAAGTCGCCCAATTCGTAATGACCGCCCGCCGCCACGGCGCCATAGAGGCAGGCTTCTGTCTGTACCACGTCGAAGCCAAACTCATCACGCGCCTGTAATTCATCTAGTCGCTTATCACCTGCTGCGTTGTAGCCTGCCGTCGTCGAATACCCGCGCGCATCTACGAATACTTCCACATCGTTACCGGCGGCATAGTCATCGCCGGTGCGAATCACTATATCACGACTACTGCCCTCGCCCTGCCCGCCGACTATGGCCGCTGTCTTCTCGCCGATGCGATTGTGGCGATAATATGGATTTGCCAGGTTGCCATATCCCAGCGCAAACGTCACAGTCGCGCTTCTGTCCGTCCCTCGCTGGCCGGTGTACCAGCGGAACTCCCAGGCCTGTGCTGCTGTCTTGATGAGATCGAAGTCCCCGCCGGCCACCAGTGCCAGCGCCCGCAATTCTGTGAGTAGGTTCTTCCACGCGCAATTCCAGTCGAGCGTGCTACCGTTTGCGCCGTCGGCCTGGATGCTCAATCCCGTGATCGCACCGTCACGCTGTCGCCCGTTGCCGGTAGTGGCATTGGCGCAGGCATTATAATCCACCAGCGTCTTCATTATCGTTTCAGCGGGGTCGCTGGTAAATTTGGTACGATTGGCAGTACTAGCATACCAGGCTGCGATGCGCGTACCGAGAAGCCACATCTGGCCGGGGCAATTGGCAGTGAAGACGCCCCGGTCAGTGTAGGCGTGGTGCTGGTCGAGATAGAGACCATAAAAATCACAGTACCAGTCGATGCCCAGGTCTTGGTTACGCCGGTGTACCTCCACCTGGCTGCGGTTCTCCAGCAGCGCCACCGCCGCGTGATCTTCACTCATCTTGAACGTGAGCATGCCGGGCGCGTTGACTCGCTTCGTGTAACTCAGTTCCGAGAAGTCGGTCACTTCGGCGATCAATGCGCCGGCGGCGGAATGGAGGCGGAGTTTGTAGGATGCGGTCATTATTACTCAGGGCCGATGGCAAGCCAGAAGAAATCCAAGGAAGTATAGGTGGCGCTAGCAGCATCTTGCCAGTAGATAGTCAAGCCACTTGTACCTGTAGTCATAACTATACATATAGCCCGCGAGTCAATGTAATAATGGGTTGCAAAGACTAGCGGATCATAACTAAATGCTACTGGAAATGTAACTGCAATATATCCCGAAGAGGCCGCCCCGCCGGTCCATCGAATACAACCGGCCTGCATTCTCACGGCTCCAGGTGTATAGGTCGTCGTACCATGAAGTAGCCACCCGGTAGCCTCGCCGCCCTGCCGCCGGTAGAACTGTGGCACACGGTTGCCCGCTTTCGTGTCATCTACTGAGTCGGCGGACAAGTGCGCCAGGTCAATCGAACCATCCACATATTGATCGCTATCTACTGAGTTTGGCGACATGTGCGCCAGGTCTACCGCGCCAGTGACAATATGCTCAGAGTCTACTGCATCATCCTCAATCTTCGTACCGTCCACGATGTCGGCAGCCAGGTGCACCTTGTCAATTGAACCGTCAACGTAGTGCTGGCTGTCCACCGCGTCGTCGTCCAGCATGTCGCCATCAACGGCAATATTCGGATGCAAGAACTCCCGCTCGTCCGTCAAAGTGATGTTACCGCCGGTCGTGATGCTGACCTGGTAGAGCTTATTGTCCCAGGTCGTGCCGTCGGTTTGCACGATGGCGGGAGCACCCGCACCTTCTGTGCCAGCGATGCGCGTTATCCGCGTAGTCTGCGCCGCCCAGCCTGCACGCAGCACCAGGCGGTCGATGCGCGTGTTGCCGGAGGGTGTGGGGATGGCAGTGTCCTTGCTGGTAGTATTCCAGTAGGGAAAGCCATGCACATTGGCTGCGCCAGTATTCGTCGCTACTGGCGAAGTTGCACCAGTTGTTACAAGTTCATTGAGATAGTCTTTGTGCACGCCTTCATCATCATCGCCAATGAAGGTTTGGCGTAGCCAGCGGATGACCTCTGCTTGTGTATAAGCGGTTGCACCGTCACCGGTTGCGCCCGTAGTCCACATCAAAGATTTTTCAGCGATTTGCTAATCCTCCCCACCCGTGGTATAATATGGACATCCTATATCTATGGAGGCTATGATGAAGATGTCAGACCCAGGTGTATACATGATCCTAAACATTGTCAATGGTACACGTTATGTAGGTGGAACTCCCAGAAGCCTTGGGCGCAGATGGGCCGAACACAAGTGTAAACTTCGCAAGGGTACAAATGGCAATCCCTCGCTCCAACAGGATTGGGATGAATACAGTGAAGACGCTTTTTGCTTTGTGATGATCGAGAATGTTTTTGAAGATGTCCATGAACGTGAGCAATATTGGATAGATAGGTTCAAAGAGAATGGCATACCTCTCTATAATCGCTGCCCAAGCGCCTTTAGCCATGCAGGACTGATTATGCCCGCTGAATCGGTTGAGCGCGGTGCTAGGAATAATTCTAGGACAAGAGCGGCATGGTCCAAAGAGCGTCAGCGCCAGTTTTCTGAAACGCTCAAAAGGGCTTGGACGCCAACGCGTCGGGCGAGAAAGAGCAAACAGATCAAGCAATCTTGGGAGGTTGATCGTCAGCGCATGATTGGCAAGCGCCGCTATTATGGCCCTTACTCTTTTCGTTCCCCATCTGGTGAGATTGTCGAAGTTGAACATCTCTCTAACTTTTGCTCCCAATATGACCTAGACCCCAGCGCAATGGTAAAAGTTCATCGCGGTATACGCCCATCTCATAAAAAGTGGACTAAGACCCCTTAAATTCCTACAAACTTATCGAACCAATGAATGTAAACTTGAGTCGCTGCCGTCACCGACGAACCACTCACCTGGACACCGTTCAGGCCTCCCGTCACATCTGGGTCTGCTCCCAGATGCCAGGTTGCCAGGTCGCTATCGTTCGTCAGGTCAGCAATTTTGTTGGTGTCGCCATCATCCACGATGGTCTTGTATCCATAGCGGCAGTCTATGTCGTAGTAAACACCCGCTCCTATCGTGACCCCGTCGAAGTCCAGTTTCTCGTCCGTGGCCAAGTTGGTCACGATGGCGTCGGTGATCGGGCCAACGATGCGGATGCGGTAAGGATAGGCTAACCAACGCGCTGCGCCACTGTAATCTATCACTACAGTTTGATCTAACGTGCTGGCTCCGATATCGAGCGGTATCGCCATCGGTATCTCGAACGCTGCACCACCGCCACCCAGTGCGAACACCACGCTCTTGCCGGTAGGATCGTAGAATGCCGGCTTGGCGGCGCTCAGCATCACTCCTACGGCGTGGGTATAGCGCATCTTCTCCCGACTTCCGAGACTCATGTTACCGATGTACTCACAATCCAACTGGCGCACGTCGCCGTTATCTAACGTGAAGCGCAGTTTGAGTGGGTCGTTCCCCGGCTTAAATAGATTCAGCAACGCCGTGCGCCGCGTCCAATAGTTACTCGGCGATGTACCCTCGATGAGCAGCGCCAGTTGAACGATGCGTGGATCGCCACGGAAGCCCAGGTCGGTTTCACCGTGTTGCATCGGCCCGCGCTGCCTGAGCCGGTGCGAGGGCATCATACCTACGCCGTCGTGACTCAGGTGTTGGCAATATGTACCATCGCTCAGGCTGTAGATTATACCGCCGACAATGACGTCTAAGTCCATTAGGCTCCTGCCATAAGTTGCATCATTCTCACGTCATCGCGCAGGTGGCGCTCAGACTGGTGAGCGTAGTTAGCGGTAAGATTGATATTTGTATCACCGGCTCTATACTGTGCTGCTACCTGTGCCGGTAGGACGGCCTCGCCTCGGTGCAGATAGGCCCAGCCCGTGCGCGGTACATAGTCCGTGCCGTGCTGATACTCTTCCGCTCCACCGCCAGGCTGCTCCCAAGGCGGCGTACCGGTAGATCTGTAATTAGTGGTGATGTCAATAGTCTTTGGCACGGCGGCGATCGCTGCGTTTACCTTTTCGAAGGCAGTGATACCTGCCTCTGCGCCCGCCTCCAAGCTAACGCCGATGCCTGCACCAATCTCGTCGGCTGTTGGCCCAAGCCCGCTGATTTCCTCACCGATGCCAAGAATGGCATTGACCGTATTATCTACCGACTCGCCATCAGCGAAACTATCTAGCGCGCCGTTCATACTCGTCGCTGCTGCCCAGGTCTCCTCGTCTATGATGCCCATTGCCCGCGCCGTCTCTATTGCCAATTCTGTTTCGGCGCTCGTCCATCCTTCAGTGGCGAGCCGGGCCATCATCATGTCATAGACGACTTGATTCATCACGGCGCGGTGTTGAGCGTCCAGGCTTACCAACTCACCTTCTAGGCTTTTCAGCGTCGCCTCTGTCTCTGCTATTTCATCGTCGTAATCGCCGTGCTGTTTGCCCAGTTCTTTCAATCGCTTCCGAGCCTCGATAAGTTCGTGGCTTATTCTCACTTGCTCCGCCGTGTATTGCTCGTTAGCCTGGGAGACCGGCCCCTCTAGCGCCTCTGCGAGCATGCCCATCTCGCTGATGTGTGCGTTTACCAGACGGGTCGTGTCCTCTACCCTTTCGCCTAGTTCTCCCAGCGGCTGGCTCGCCAGTTCCATGCTGGTAGCCCAGCCGTCGGTATAGGTTCGCGCTTCTATTAGTGCCGGTGAGTATTGGCTTGTCCAACCATCAGCCAGGTTGCCCGTCTCTACGTACAGATCGCGCGCACTGCCTGCTGCGGCATCCGTGGTCTCTTGCAGATATGCGAGTTCAGGATTCAGTATTGCACTGACATCTGTAAAGTCTCGCATCGAACCGGCGGCCTGTTCAGAAGTATAGTGCAAATTGCTTATGGCGAGGTAGGCAGCGCCTGCCATTACACCGAGCGCCGCCAGCGGAATGGCCAGCGCAATGGCCGATGCGGCAGCCCCCGCCATTCCCAGGCCAGATGTAGTTGCCCCTGCCCCCAAGAGTTTCAATGCAAAGCCAGTATTGGAGGCAAAGCCAGCCAGCGTGGCCACCGAGCTTCCCATTTGAATGATCTTCGGCGTAGCAAGAATGATAGCCCCCGCCGTCCCCGTCACCGCCGTGCCCAGTCCCAGGAAGGTCGCAATGTTCCTTTGCGTACCTGCATCGAGTTGGGTAAACCAATCTAGCGCATCCCGCGTGGCATCTACTGCACCTTCCATCGCTGGCAGATATGCCTGCCCTAGAGCATTGGCGGCATCCTGAATGTCGCCCTTCACCGAGCCAAGCTTCTTGCCCACATCGCCCATCGCGTCTTCGTAGACACCAGAGATGGCCGTACCGGCCTTCATCACCTCGTTGACGCGGGCTTGCATCTTTTCGTTAGATGTCAATTCCGCCGTGGTCTTGCCCAACTGCGCCGCCATTCTCTTGTAAGCGCCTTGGAAGTCCACGGTGATACCCATCGTGCGCAGGAGAATCGGCTGGCCGCGCTGAATACCGGTGATCAGGCGCTCATAGGCATCCGAGGAGTTGAGGTTGGCGATGACTGCTGCATCTTGCGCCAGTCGTGCGAGATCTGTAGAGTGAGATAGGTCTATCTCGGCCTGCGCCATCTGGATGAGCGCCTGACGGGAAGCGCCGGCGGTGATGCCCGATGCCATGAGGCTGGCTTCAAAGCCGGCCAGTTCAATTGCACTATAGCCAGCATTTCCGCCAACCGTCTCGAGGACTGTGCCGAGGACTTGAACACGCGCCGCTGTCATCGCTGCTGTGCCAATGAGCGCTGCGCCGGTAGCACCCAGTGCCGCCAAGCCAACGCCAAGCGGCTGGAGGGCCTGGGCGGCATTGTTCGCATCTTTCCCTAACGTGCCCAGCGAACTGCCGACCGTCTTAAGGTTGGCGCTGGCCTGGTCTATCGCTTTGATGATGATGTCGAGGCTATAAGTCGTCACTCAATTTCATCCACTGTTGCGTGATCTTCCAATAGTGCCGATGCGTGCGCTGCCACTGGCCGACTCTACCACCTATGCCGTCGTAGAACATCCTGCGCCAAGAGGAGACGGCGTCATATACCGTCTCTGCCGCCTCCATTCGCTCAATATCACCGGCCAACTGGTCGCGCAATGCACCGGGCTCAGGTAGAGCACGGTATCTATTGCAACGCCAGGCGTCGATCAATTCCCTCGGCGGCGGGCAATTGTCATCTTTCGCACAGTCACCCGCCGCGAGGATTAGTTTTTTGGGATGTAGAGCTTGGATAGAACGTAGACGCTGACCTGACTACCGACCCACATCACGATCTGGAGCGCCGCGCCGTGCACGTCCTCCAGGTCGGCGGGTGATAACTGCTGCGGATCTGGAAGTGCCTTACACTGCCAATCCTCGACGAGTTTCAAGGCGCCCGCCCAATTTATCGACGGTGCAAACTGTGCACCCGCCGCTCTCGCTGCATCGCGCCCTATCTCGTATTGTTCGACGTGGCGCAGACGAAACGGTTCAGGTAGAGTGAAGCGGCAGTCTAATGCCTCGTTGTAGAACTCGCCTGGCTTCAACGCTTTTGACTTATCGGCCACTACGCCACCGCCGACTTGGTAACCTTCGGTGTCTCCAGCACGATGTCGACCATCACGGGCTCGCCACTTTCCCCTTCGCCACCTGGGTACAGCGGATTCTTGATCACGCCTGTATCTGTGGTGTACAGGAACTCCGCCGAGTCGCCACCTTTTGGAGACCAGCGCAGATAGTAATCGCTGCCCGCCTCGTAGATAGCGCGGATGACCTCGGTCGGCCCGGCTGCGCCCTCGGTGTACGCAACGCTCACCGTGACAGTCAGCGGCCCGCGCTTGGCGCTGCGCAGGATAGCCGTATCACCATCAAAAGTGTACTTGACGCCGGTTGCTCGTTCGCCGCCGTCTACGGCCACGCTGGTCGCAAAGCCACTAAAATCTGTCCAGTTAGAGTTGTCGGGCGAGCCTTCAACTTTGCAATCTCCAAAACCAATTCCTGCTGTTGTCTGTGCCATGTTCTACCTCCTATCTCAGTTTGAACGCGCCGACGGTGATGCTCGTCTCGCTGCTGTACGTCACGACCACCCGTCCCGTGCTGGCGTTGAATATCGCCGGATCGAACGGCCCAACCAATTTATCGCCGGTCGTGGCCGGGATAGTGACGGTGATCTCGGCAATATCGATGCCTTCGATCTTGGCGGGCGTCTCGACGGTCAGGGTGATCTCTGAACCGGCGTTTTTGATTTGCAGGAACGTATCGCCGGTGTTTGCGAACTCGTCACCAGCCGCCGCTGCCGCCGTCAGGCTGGGCGTAATACCCGCCAGACTAATGTTCTGTACTGTCAGTGTCGCCATGCTGTTTTACCTCCTGTTTCTTGCGCTTAGTTTCTACTGGCTCAATCACGCCTTGCGCTATGAGCCGGTCGATTTGAAATTCGGCCAGATGGGTCATCGTTACATTCTGGCCGGCGTCGTAGTAGCACTCATCGCCGGTGTGCCAGATGCGCGCCAGCACTCTGTATTTATCCACTACTCATCACCTCCATTGCCAGGCTGGTCACCTCCATCCAGTACGGGACGCCGCCGATGTCAACCGGCAACGCCGTGCTGGGTTCTGAGTACGACAAGCTCTGCCAGATTGCGTTGCAACCGTTGGCCTCCACCGCCTCGTAGAGTTGACGCGCCACGTCGTCCAGTGTGTCCTCCGCCGTGGCTTCTGTGATGCCTGTTCCTGAGCGCCGGACATATACGATGATGTCGAAGCCATAGGTTGCGCGGTTGCCCCGGAAACTCATCGCCGTCGACATCGTGCTCAGGCTGTGGACGCACAACACCGGCGACTGCCCGCCTGGGTCTGATTTGAAATAGCCGTTGACCTCCTCGCAGGAGGTCATCGCCGCTTTCAATACCGCCACCAGTGTCTCGCGTGCCGCTTTGCGCGTCGCCATTATGGCAATTCCTTTTTAATTATTCTTATCACCTCGTCAGCTTCGCGCCTGTCGCTCTCCTTTTCACGCTCTGGCAAATCATCATAGAGCATACTGGCTTGGCGATTCCATCTCTTGGCTGCCCAGGCCGGGATTGTGACAGTGCCATCCTCATTATGGATACACTTCTTGAACAGGTATTGCATCCACCCTGACCACTGTTGGTGCGCCAGCGCCGCCAGCCTCTCTCTTCTACTTACCGCCATCTATGGCAACTCCCGTCTGAATTCACGTATCGCGCCCTTCGCCACCTTCGCGCCATAGGTCTGGACGCTGTAGGCATAGAAGGCCCTGATACCGCTGCGCAGGCCGGGTATCATCCCGTGGCCGTGGAGGCGTGCACCGTAGACCGCCGGACGCTCTTTGCGCCGTGGCGCTCGTGCACCTGGGTCGATGTAGATGCGCGCCTGCAGCGGCTTATTCTCTACTCGGTGCGCCGCTCTCAGTGCGCCGTATTCGTGCGGCGTGGACGGTACTACGTGCCGATGCATCGCCAGGCCTGCATATTGGATAGCCCGGCCCAGTGCATCAGATGGCTTCATCGCCCTAATCATCCGGAGGTTAGCCTGCTGCGCTTTTTGCAGGCCCTTGATTGACAAACTCACACTCATAACGTTTGAACCTCTTCCACGATGACGTGTAATCTGTTGCCGCCCGGCCCGGGCCAGGGGTAGGAGTTGACGCCTACCACCAAGTAGTCGGTACTATCTACCACCAGCACATCACCGGTCGAGATGTCCACGCCGTCCTGTACGAACGTCTCATAGACTATACTGGCCGCCTTGGTAGCAAACCGCTCTACCAGTGCCGGATCACTCAACTGCACCAGCGGATAGCATCTGAGGCTGACTACGTTCTCAGTTGCCGCACCCACCTTGCCGCCAGATAGTGACGGCGACCTCTTGGTGCTGGCCGTAGTTGTGGCCCGCAGCGTGAACGAGGCGCTGGCCATCAATCTTTCACCCGAACGTATTCCCACACGATGCCGTATTCTGAGGCGGTATTCACGTCGTCGCTGGTCACATCGTCGCTATAGCCGTCCACCTTGATGATACCTGCCACCCGCGCCGGTATTGCCGAGCCACTGCGCGCACGCCATAGCACTGCGCTCTTGCGGTGGCCTTCGGCGACCTGTGAAAGCGTCTCTTTGTGCGGCCCCTCGCTCAGATCGGCATACTGTGTCCAGATAGCGGCCAGTGCTTCAAATCCTGCAGCGACGGCCCGCTGCCACTCGCCTTCGAGTGTGACCAAGCCACTTAACTCATTATCCGAAAAATTTCCGCCATTGGGCTTGGGGCCGCTGTCTATCTGCGTATCTTGCAGAGCAAAGCGCACCTTGTCACGGTCGGTGTTGAGTGTATCGTCGTAGGTGAAAGCCATCACGCCTCCCCGCGCAGATCGGCCCACGCCTCTTCTACGTTGCCATCGACTGTAAATTGAATTTCCAATCGGTACTGAGTGCCCGCCACCAGGTCGAGGATCGTTGGCGTAGTGATAACATCACCCGACGCACTGGCGCTGCCGTCGGTGTAGTCGGCCGTCACGTCCTCACCGTCAGCGTCTTTGATCGTTACCACCGGTGAGGAAGGGTCACTCTCCCACGGTGTTGTGGTGAGCGCATAAGTAATCTCTTCATCCTCCCCCTGGTGAATTGGAGACTCTATTATGCGCCTGCTTGTTGCGTCCATTTATCGGTTCTCCAATGTCAACGCCGTCGTGCGGTCTCGTAGTGTCAGGTCAGCTGTGCGCGGTTTCAATGTCAACGCCACCGTGCGGTCTCGTAGTGTCAGGTCTACGATGGTGGTCACTACGCTAGTACCCAAGCCTAGCAGCACGAAAAACTTGATATTCCCCGGCGCTGCACCGATGCCCAGGGTGACGACGTTTTTGATAGCCATCAAGTCGCCCGAGTTATGCTAGTCGGATCTGCGCCGTCGTCTAATGTCAACGTCAGTAGTGAAGTAGAGCCGTCCGCCTTCTTCACCGTTACCGTGGTTCCTGATACCGCTCGCTCATAGAGGAACTGCGTGATCATGTACAACGACTGCTCGATAGTCGGCAGCGTCCCATCGGCGGGCACACTGTCCGGTATCTGGCGCTGGGTAATGTCTGTCACGGCAATGTCATTGAGTGCGGCCAGGCCTGTGTCCAGTTCTGCCTTCGTCGGTGCGTCGTAATCACTGAGCGCGGTATCACATTCGGCATTGACCTGAGCCGTTGAGAGGTCGTTGAGTGCAGCAATGTCGGTTTGTACCGCGTCGATCTCAGACACCAGTTCGGCGTGGGTGGCAGGGTCATAATCGCTGAGTGCGGTGTCGCAGGCGGCGTTGATTTGATCCGTAGCGTCTAGACCCTCTACGAGCCCAGCGTCGCACCGCGCCGCAATGCCGGTATGATAGATGGACGTATCGTCCGGCGCGGTGGCCCAGTTCGGCGTAATGGAAGCCACCTTGCTCGTACCGTTGTAATCTGAGATCAGCCGCACCTGGCCCTCGCCTGTACCGGTCACGAGGTGTATCATCTGGTCGTTGTAGTAGTCATCGACTGCAGAGGCGTCAGAGGCCATCGTGATCGTGCCCGATGCGCCCGCCTGCGCCACGCCGTGGGTGGTATGGTCAATGTCGGCAACAGCGAGAATGATGAACTCGCTGGTATCATCTGGCGTCGTCAGCCAGCCGGTGCCAATAGTGGCAACCTTGCTCGTACCATTGTAATCGACGATAACCCTGGACTGGTCGATGCCCGTACCGCCCACGATGACAATAACATCGCCGACGTACATGCCGTCTATCGCGTTTGCACCCGCATCCAGCGTGATCGTGGTTGCCGAACCTGCCTGCGCGGTTTCGTCTCGGATCGTCTGTGCCGCCAGTGCTCGCAGTCTGCGCCCGGCGGATGTGGCGACGTTATGCGTCGCGCCAGTTAGTGGCTCATCCCAGGTATCATCTACGAGTTGGGCGGAGGTAGCGGCAGCGGCTAGGAGCACGCCGTCCGTGCCGGTATCGGCCAGGATTGCATCAATATCGGTAGGTAGGTTTGCTGCTGCTAGTTCGGCCAATCGCGTTTCAGTGCAAACCGAGGCTAGCGCGGCACTATCAGTGCCTACCATGTCAGTGTTCGTCGTGGTGGTGGCAACTAGTGTGACGTTAGCTACCGCGTCGGCAGTAGGGTCAAAGTAGCTTGCCGCCACCAGCGTTCGTGCCTCCATCTCAGCATTGGTCGGGCCGTCGTAGTCAGATAACGCCGTGTCCACTTCGGTGTTGACCTGAGCGGTTGAGATATTGTTTAGCGCGCTGATTGCACCGGGAATGTCATCGGTCTGCAATTCATTCGTGTCAGCGAGAATAGCGTCTATATCAGTACCTGCCTGTACTCCGAAACTGCCGCCGGCGACGTGGTCAGCTGCGGCCTCGTCCCACACGGCATCAGCAATGGTGGCGGCAGAAGCACCTGTGCCAGACGGAGCCTGCTCAAGGGCATTCTCTGTAAAGCGAGATATCCCGGCATCGCTTTCTACCAACTCGTTGAGCAGCGCCGTCGCAGTACCCGGCTTACTGGCCGGGTCATAATCAGTAGCCAGCAGGTGGTCGAGGTGGATGTCAACCAGCGCAGTATCCACTTCAGCATTCACCTCCGCTGTAGTGGGCAGTGCCGCGATGTCGGTCGGTAGGTTTGCGGCGTCCAGTTCTGCCAGGCGGGCCTCGGTACAGACGCTAGCCAGGGCTGCGCTATCTGTGCCGCGCACGTCGGTATTCGTCGTAGTCGTGGCTACCAGTGTAACGTTCGCCACGGCGTCGGCGGCTGGGTCGAAATATGAGGCGGTTACCAGCGTACGGGCCTCAAATTCTGCCACCGTCGGTACATCTGCGATGTCGGCGGAAACACTCGCTCCCGCCGGTGCACCCAGGCGGGCATAGTTATCGCCGGTCTGCGCGGTATGGCCGGTGAGAGCTGAGACTGTGGGGATGACATTATTCGTGCCGGCGTAGCCCGTGCCGTCGAAGAAGGCTTCGGCGTTGTCGGCGGCGGTCTCGTCGTCGTCGATGGCGTGAACGTCTACTTTGAGCATGTCTGCACCGAACATCGAATCCCAGATGTTGGCTGGCACTACCATAAATTCGTGCCAGACGGGAAGCGCGCCGCTTTCGTGTACCCAGAGTTGCAGGCGGCCGAGCGTGTTGGTGTCGGTCGTATCAACCGGGCAACCATAGATGCCCAGTTCGTCGTGGGTGCAGGAGGTGGCCTCGTTCTTCTGCGCAATGTCACCGCCGTTCTTGCTCAGACGCACGTCGGCCTGGGCGATGGTAAGGCCGGTCTCGGCGGTCTTGCCGTCGTCCTCGTCGAGGAACGGGCCGATTTTGAGTGTCACAGAGGTAGACTGTTTGAGCCATTGCATCTTAAACTCGTCTCCTGCGGTAGTGGTTCATCGCCATCGGTAGAGCGCCGGCTGCTGCTCCTGTGTATTCGACCACCAGCTTGGGCCGCTCGGCGGCGGTAGCACCGTCGCTAGAGTCGGTGTTGATCCAGGCGTTTGTCCAACCGATGATACCGTAGTTTTCATTTGGCGTACCGAACCAATCCTGCACTGCGGCAGTGGTCAGTGTGATGGCGATCTCAGCACCATCCGAGCCTCCACCATTGTCACTGCCCAGCGCGCTGGCGTCGTAGTCGGTGCCACTGGTGCTGGCCCCGGCCGAGCCGGCCCAATTCACGTCACCACCTCCGCCGCCGTTCCAGTCGTTCTTGTGATCCCAGGTGGACTGTCCGGCTGTGGCGGGGTCTTCACTTGCTCCCTCCACCCAGTCCTCGTTGGCGACCAGCAGCTCGTGAATAGTAAAAGTACGGGCGCCGGAGGGAGTCGCGCCGGCCTGCCAGAGATGTAACGTAGCGCTGTCACACGTGGCGTCGCCTGATATACTAGAGCAATCAAACTCTAAGATGCATTTAGCGCCTGTGGGCGTGCTCCACGGCAGGGAAATATCACTACCGGCCGATTTGTTGGAATTTCCCGCCAACAGAGTAGTGTCAAGCCCCTCGCTCCCCGGCTGGGTCTCGAACGTGGGGTCGAAGACGATGGCTCCGGCGCGCATCGCGTTGAGTTGGTCTACGCGCGCTCCGACGAGCAGGTAGTGGTTGCCGTCGCCGTCGCGCCAGATGCGCTTGCGAAGTCGAACGATGTCTCGTTTACCGTTTTCGTCAGGCTCGGAGAAGGCAATGCTGGCTGGCATGAAGGCAAGCAACCTGTCCAGCGCGTCTCTGATTTCAATATCGCCGTCATCGTCGGTGAAGTCGCCGTCCGGGTCCTGGAGTATTCCAGCGATGACCCAGCGGGGAATGTCGGAAATGTCTAACTGGAATATGAAACTGAGCCAGGTCTCATCGGCTGGCGTCAGAGGCGGCAAGTTGGCCGCTATCCATTCCCTGGCGGCCTGGTTGACCTCAATTTCCTCTTTTAATTGCCGCTCATCTACGCGCCAGGAAACGTCTATGGCCCCATCGTCTGGCGTGTTCCAGATATTATCCCAGGTCGCGAGTCCGCCGACGTTCAATGTAGTCTGCGCGTCTTCCGGCCCTATGCTCAGCGCATCCACCTCGTAATTGAGGTAGGCGCGATTATATGTCGATCCACCTCCTATGCCTTCCCAGTTGCGGGTAGGCCAGTGCAGATACCCTACTCTGGCCAGTCGGAACTTGAGCCAGTGCGCGCCCTGCCTGCCGCCAAAACCTACTGTACCGTCCACACCGGCAAAGATACCCGTGACGTCGCGGCCCAGGGCGTAGTGCCACCCAGCGACGACCGTTCGGTATAAGTCGCGCCCGCCCGCCGTGACGTGCTCGAAGGTGAAATCCACTTCACCGTCCAGAACCTCGCTGTCCAAGACGGTAGGATAGTGCAGGACGGCTCCCAGGACGTGGTGGCGCACGTGACGGGCAGGATCGAGGGAATCCTGCCAGGTCTTGGCGGCGAGCGTGCGCAGGCTGGTGACTTCGTTCCAGGCCAATTGTTTACCTCTCTATCACGTCGTCGCAGCAGGCTTTTTCTTCGCTGGCCCGGCCTTCCGTCTCGGTTTAGGCGGCTCAGGCTCAAACGTTAGCACTTCAGGCGGATCCGGTTTGTCGGGCAATAGTGCCCAGCAGGACGTGCAGCGCAGGCCACGGTGATTGTGATCTCGACCCTCAGTTTGCTTGCCACAAGTTGGGCATTTCATAGCCGCCTCCTCAGTTATCGTTGTAGCCGATGCACAGCCAGTCCAGGCCATCCCATATCAACCAGATCGCATCACCCTCACCGCCGGTCAATACCTTGTCGCCGCCAATATCAGTGTTAGCTCCGTCTACGATTGTGATCGCGTCGGCGGCGTTCTCGTTGACCACGACAAGTACTTGCCCATTTACAGTGCCTGAGATGATGGCAGTCGTGAGGCTGGTTGACACGGCAGCGGTGCTGGTGATAGGCTGATATGTTCCTGTTACTGTTATAGATGTTTGCGTGCCAACAACCACAACCGATTGCTCGGCTAACGCCAGGAAGGTTGAGTTTGTCAAATCTCCGGTCAAATCTCCTGTAACATCGCCCGTCACATCACCCGTCACATCTCCAACTACTCCACCGCTGGCAGTCAATGCACCCGCGATGGTCGCTTCGTGGTCTACGTAGATTTTACGGAAGCGGGTTGGTCCGACGACTTGCAACTCGACGCCGTCAACCTCGATGAACTCTGGCATCTCCGGCATCGGATAGCGCACGCCGAAGTAACCCGCCACCAGGATGACTACTACGAGCAAGGCGTATTCTAGCCATTTCTTGTCTCTGTTACTCATTTGTTCCTCCATTAAGCGAGGCGGGGAAGGCCCCGCCTCATCTTGGGTTAGGTTGCCGTGCCATCGGCCCAGGTCTCGTTATTGACATACCTGGTCGTGCCGTTGGTGCGGTCTGCCACGCCCACGCCAAACTCACAGTACATCATGAGATTTTGGAGCGGGATGATGCCGCTGCCCGCGTTCGGGTGCGGCATCGCCATCGCGCGGAAGGCGCTCTCGCCTTTGTGCAGGCGTATGCGCAGTGGGTTGCGCTGGCTCAGACGGCCATAGGATTTGTACCCAAAGCCGTAGTACTGTGGCACTCCCCGGACTTCTCTCACCATGAAGTGGGAGATAGTGCCGATGTAGTCGCTCGGAACTCGCGCCCGGTCTTGCGTTGAACCGTAGAGCACCAGGTTGTCAGCAGCGGCGGTGAAGTTAGTCAACGCCTCGACCGCAGCCCGGTCTGATGGCCCGATGAGGAAGTCAAAGGGCGGTTCGTGACCATGCTCGCGCAGTTCATCGTAGGCATCGGTGAAGACAGCGTTGGTGAACACGCCGCCGGCGATGCCGACGTAGTGCTCGTGAGTATTGTCAAACTCGGTTCCCGCGTTCGCCGGTGGCACGAAGTCCACGCTCGTTGAGCCTGCGGTCGTAGCAAAGCCCGGCGAGTAGCCACCTGTGCCCAGCTTGAGCGAGGCCCCGGAGTCATCCCCACGTTTCAGAAGCCGCCGCAAGAGACGCTGGCGACGCGTGTCGCGCACGTCTTTGAGCGCATCGGCCACGTCGGCCTCGATTTGCTCCATGCGCGCTTCCTGCATGTAGAGCCAAGTCCACCCCAGCATCCGGTCAAGCCGTCGCTTGGGTAGCATGTGGCCCTCAGTTTCCGCGCGCTGCGCATCAGGCAGGCTGTACTCAGTGTGCAGCCCCATTCCGTTCGACACCCCAACGCGGTATTCCAGATCGGGCTGGTCGGTCAGGCTGTAGAAGTTGGTCATCCAGTCGCCTGCGAATTCGGCATTGAGCCCCGCCAGCCCGGCGTTGAGCATTGCCACGACGGCCGCGTAGTTCGTGCCGTCCTCGAGTTGAAAGCTCTTCAGTGCTGTCGCATCCCAGCCGGTCAACATGACCAGGCTGGCTGTATCTCGTCTACCTGTAGCCATTTCTCATACCTCCTGGTTATGTCCTATCGATGATTTGCGGCTGGACGAACAGGACGGTCGCGGTTTCGGCGTAGCCGATCAGCGTATCCTTCCCTCCTACGGCAGTATCGTAGGCCCCGGCGGTGTCGCTGCCGTAGACCAATGATCCGATAGTTGCTCCGCTGAGGCACTGGACAGGCCCGAAGACCACCAGGTCTACCTCGTCTCCCACGGCTCCGCCCTGGACAGCGACGGCGACAGTTACCTGTGCATTCGTGGTGGTGTCAGTGTGATCCCAGTACCCATCGGATTGAAGCGTGACCGGGTGGCCCTTCGTGACAGTGGCCCCCAGCGTGCCCCGTCGAGTGATAGCCCCGGTGAGGGGCTTGATGTCCGTTCCGATTGTGATTGCACTCATTTTTCTAACCTCCTACTATTGCATAGCTTGTGCCACCAGTGCCGGGTCGAGATACTTCTTGTCTATCCCCATTCTGGCAGCGTATTCGATTAACTGGTCTTCTGTGGCCTTGCCTGCGCCTCCGCCCGTATCAGTAGCATTGACGTTCGCCGCTGCCTGCGCTGTACCAAACAAGTGTGGGTGGCTCTTGGTGAGTGCCTTGACCGCTGCGTCCATCCCGGTCATCTCACCTTCGTCCGTTACCACACTCGACGTATCGGCCAGCGTATAAGCGTCCTTCTTGGCCTGCGCGTTGACGAATGCGAGCTTCTGCGTATCTGCCTCGTCGTAGAACGCCTGACGCATCTGCGCGGCGCTCAGCTTGGCGGTGAGTGCTTCGTGCTTTGTCTCCCATTCTTTCGCCAGCCCCTGCGCCTTCTCCACCTCTGACAGTTCGGCCTTTTCGCGCTCAGCCTTGTCTGCTTCGTGTTTCTCCAACTGCTTGCGCCGCTTGGCGCTCTCAGCATTGACACGTTTCAGCGCGGCCTGCGCATTGGCTAGTTCAACCTGCAAAGCCTCTAGTGTCGGATCTCCCGACTGTTCCTGTTGTTGCTGCTCTCCCGCTTGCGTCTCGCCTGCGGCTTGTTCTGTGGTCGTCTCGACCGTTTCCTGTTCGTCTGCCATCTCGGCATACCTCCCGTTGCTGTTGGCCTATCCTGGCCTGTTACCATAAACGCAAAAGCGGCACACCTGGATCGGTGGCCGCTTGCCGCTAATCCGAGAGTGTGCCGCTGGTACTACTGACCGGTGGCTATTCGATTATTGCTTGTGTTTCGGCGGTATGCTCCTGTTCATTCCCAAGTAATCTTCCAGTGCGCCAAGCATCATAATAAGCGCCTGCCGCACTGACATCAGCAGTGTTTCTAGTCTAGCGTCCATTATACCACATTCTGAGATGGGTTGTCAAGCGGTAAGCCTGCTTAATACATCAACGCACTTCTGTATCGTTGGCAGGAGCGTGATGCCTATCGCATCCGGTAGATTGCGGGGTTGGATACTCATGCTAGTTACGGCATTGTCTGCTATCTGTGCTGTTGTAATAGAGCCGCTGCGAAGAAACGGATCGGGCATCGCCCTGCCTCTCGGTATTCCAGCCACGTTGACGGTTGACGGCATAGGCGTAGCGCCACATCCCCGCGTCTCGCCCTCGCCGCAATATCCCCGGCTCGTCATATTCAGGCTTCCGCAATACACACATCTCCAGCCCGTCATCCTGAATACCCACCCCTTTGTCGTAGCGCCAGCAACTCCTCGCGCAGTTCCGTCATCGCCTCGGTGTCATCGGTGCGCCTGCGCGCATCGGGTATCGTGCCCTTGCCCACCAGCGTCTCCATAATCTCAGTGATACGCAGGCGTGCATCTTGCCGCTTCCCCTGCTCATCTTCACTCTGTTTCAATAGTATCTCTGTCAGGTCGTCGTCGGCCTCATCTAGCGGAACCATCGTGCCAGACGTCCGGCAATTCCAGTGAAAGTCGGGCCAGTCTTGGTATTCAGCAAATGCCGGTGAACCGGTAGTGTGAAACTTCTTGTCCTCTGGCACTATCTGGCCATGCACTCTCAGACAACACTCAGTCGTCACGCCGTCGATTGCGGCGATGGCTTGCTTACCCCACGCGCGGCCCGTGGCTTGCATCGCCGGTCGTAGTGCGCCAATCAGTGCCAGCCCTGCTGCTGTTGCTAGCCAGTGCGTGCCTTCTCGTATCACAGTATCAGGTCTCAATAGACCAACTGTGGTATCACCTCCCAAGATGAGCGCCGGGTCTGCACCAGTTGCCAGCGTTGCCAGTATGGCGCGCTCTTGCTGTTCGACCACGCTGACTATGGCGTCGGTCATTGCAACAGTATCAACGTATTGCATCTGTGGCTCTATATTCCATACACGCCCTTCAATTACAGCCTGCTTCCAGCCAAGGGCTCTAGCCCTGTCAAGCGTGGTGTCCGCCGCTACCCGCACGCTGTCTTTCAGCCCGCTCATCACTTCCCGCGCTTCCCAGTGCGCCCCCAGCCAGGCTCCCTGTTTTATTGCTAGCGCGCGCTGTCTCAGCACCGTCCTGAGCGCCCGCCGTGCGCTGCGGTACGCCACCAGCACCTTGCCGCGCGGGTGAGCGGCTGTACCCAACTTGGCGAACAGTTTGCCCAGTTCGCGGTTGGTGCGCAGTGCGGCGCTGATGCTGGAGCGACGGCTAGGCATCCTCATTCTCCCCTGGCCTCTCCTGTCCGAACATCGCCGCCGCCTGCCGCTGCATATTCAACCGCGCCTGGTACTCCTCAGTAGCCAGCATTGCGTCGATTTCCTCTTGCGAGTAGCCCGCTTCTGCCCACAGCGTTTCAAGTGGTACATTCAACTTCTCACGTTTCAAGCCCAGGGTCTCGATATGTTCCTTCTCGTCCCTGGTGGCGGCGGGAACCCACTCGACTTCGAGCATCGCATCTTCATTCAGCCCAGCACCGGCAGTGTTCGCCAGGCGGCGGGCCATATACAACACGTCCTCCCAACTGTTACCGAAGCGGACTTGCCTCACGCGCACCTTCGACAACAGCACCGCCTCCTGCTGTTTCAGCGTGCCCTCGGCGGCTACCTGGCGCGTGATCTGGAAGCGGTTGGCGGGCGTGTCTGTCACCTGCGCCAGTTTAGTTATCCAGCCGTCGAGTGCATTGACCAGCGGTGTTAGGTCAGCGGCTTCCATCCTGCCGGCCTTGCCGTCCTTCGGTATCTCAATCCAACAGCCAGGCGTCAATTCCAGGTAGTTACCACCGTCGCTCTCAGGCAGCTTGCCATCTGTGGTGGCGGAAAAGCCCTGAGCAATGTAAATCGGGAACCCAGCGGCATCGGCAGCGGCCAGGAGGTCGAGCGATGTCTTGTTGATACCATCCTGCGGGGGGAGGGCATCCCATATCTCGCTCTTTTCATCAGGATTGCGGAAGTGTATAACCTGTATGCCTAGCGGCTTGCCCGTTGCGTCTACGTGAGGCAACGGCCAGGAGGTATCGCCCTCATCCTGGTATTTATCCCATCCTGATTCGCCTGACCTTGCTTTTTGCACGTACTTTCGGATCTGATTAGGATAATAGACAGTCATCCGCTGCCGCGTCTCGCGTTTGCCGCTCTCCAGTGTCACCGTCTCCGTCCACCTCTTGCTGGCAAACTGCATCGGCAGCGAGGTCATATCGTTCGGATAATGTGCTTTGCAGCCAAATCCCGAACCGCCGCTCAGCGGATCGGTGTAACGCGGGTGAGGTGTGAAGCGCGGCTGCATCTCCTCGTCCAGGTCTACGATGACGAAATACTCACCGTCTCGAACTGCGCCACGGTGCACGCCGTCCTGTTTCTCGTCCATCCTGTTGCGCTGCCACCAGGCCCAGGCGGCTTCCGAGAATGCCTTATCCTTCGAGGCCAGCGCCGCCACTATCAATCGCTCCCACACTGCGTTGACTACAGTGGCGCAGTAATTGAGCGCGAACCGCCCGCCCTTGACGAAGCCCAAGTATTCCTTCTGGCGCTGGGTCAACTGCACGTGCTGGTCGCCGTCATAGTAGTCGCGTACCAATACAATGTTTGCCTGGCGCGTGCGTTCCTCTTCTGCCTGCCAGCCTGCGAAAGCCAGTTCTGCTATGTCGGTTGCCATTAGTATACCCTCGCCTGGCGTTTCACCAGGTTGTCCAACTCCATCAGGCCGTAGCGTGCGCAGTCGTAGGCATCGTCGCCGCCCAGCCCTTCTTCGTCAGTATCGATTTTCATCACGTCCTCTGGTCTATACGGGTCATGTTCCATCACCGGGATGCACTCGATTAACCGTCCGCAGCGGTTGAATACCTTCACCCGTGGCGCTTGCCCGGCGCTCACGTCGCCCAGCAAGTCAAGCATCTGCCCTGCGCCGTTGATGCGGTCCATATTGGCGGGCTCTAGTTTGAGGCCGTGCTGCTCGTACTGCTGAGCGATGCTAGTCTCAGAGTTGCCGCGCTTGGCAAATATGTCAGCACCTGTCACGAACCGCTCCAGCCTGCCATAGTGAATGTCATTGCGGGAAAGCATCGCCCTGATCGCTTCGGCCTGCCGCTTCACCAGCCACCCGGCCTGGTAGTGCTCATCTACAATGTAGGTCATCCCATCGCCGTCTCTAGCGAACAGGTGCACCACAGTTGGGTGTACGAAACCGTAGTCCATCGAAGCCCACCACGTCCAGTCGAGCGGTGCGTCGAATGGCTCAATCACGTGCACGTCACGCCGCCAGGTTGTGAAATACTGGCCGGCGGCAATGTCCCAATCACCATAGCGGTAAGCCCGCAAGCGCCAGCCGGTGTTCTCCTCCAGTTTGCGCCGGTAGTCCTCGTCCAGAAAAGCGTTGTCCTCGACCGTGGCAAAGATGAAACGGGTGTCCGTCTCTTTGCCGTCCTGCCACGGGTCGATGTAGCGCCTCTTGTACCAGGCGTGCCCAACACCCCCGGGGTTGGTGCTGGTGTAGATGCGCGGGCGGAAGTCGTCGCGGCTTGTGCGGTTGCTATCTCGGAGCGCCTGGTACTTCATCGCCGTGAGCGTAGTAGCCTCTTCGATTGCTATGACCTCATACTCCAGGCCCAGGTAGGCATCGACGTCACTCTCGTTCTTAAAGTGCCCGATGAATAACTGTGAACCATTCGGGAACTTGACTACACCGAGATGCTGTTTGTACGCGTGCTCTGTGGAGTGTAGCACCTTGCCACGCAGATCCTCAAATTGCTCCCGCGCCTGTTTGCCGACCTTGCGCAGGTAGAGCGCCTTGATGCCTGGTGCACGCTGGCAGTCGTCGAGTACCAGTTGAGCAAATAGCCCGTGCGACTTCGCGCCGCCGCGTGCACCGCCATAGCCGACCTGCGTTGGACCACCCTCGGTGTCGGCCAGCCGCGCCGCTGCGTGAAACCTCAATTGCTTCGGCTGGGCGCAATACTGGCCCAGCCGAAAGTTGATTATCTGATCAGACGGGCACTTTGCTGCCACTGCCGTTGCCAGATACCGGTTCAATGCTGTCGTCACTGTATGCTCGTTTTAGTGCGTTCTTAAAATGGAGTTCAATAGCCCCTCCGCCTACACCCGCGATCTCCTGGCGTTGCGTCGCCTTCCCCATCTCCCACTCAATCACCTCAGTTGCAACGCCTTGACGCACTCGCTCGTCATCGCTGTTGAGACCGGTGACCTTGACCTGCATTGCCTTTGCCAGACTGCGCCTGCGGATGTGCTGTGCAACCACAAGACCATCTGCCGCCATCAACCGCACAGCCTCTTTGACCTCATCCGGCCAATGATACACCGTGTCTGGCTTAATACCAATTGCCTCGGCGGCCTCTCTGATTGTTAGATATTCCTGGCGAGCAACGACAAATCTAATCTGATCAGTGGAGAGTCTGATCAAAATGGCCTGTAACTGTTCAGATATGGACTTTTTTGGACTTTCTTGATTCATCACTTGATTCTGGCCTCACCGTCACCACTAATATACATTGCCGCCAAGCCAGCAACTTGACTGCCTCTGCCATCTCACTCTCTGGCACGTCAAACTGAATACGCATGCCGCCACCTGAGCCGTCCACTTTGATCGCTGACATGATTGGCGGGAAAGCGGCCCTGAATGTCGTTTCATCACTACTATTCATAGCCTACCCCAGCCGGGCGCTGAGTAAAGGAGGGGAACCCCAGCGCCCGGCTTTCGCTCGCAGCCGCTGCTGTTTGGCTGCCAAAGAAGCGCGGGAAAAGGAGAGTAAACCCGCGCTGTGCTTCATCGTTCCTCGTTACTGTGCACGCCTGTGATACACATCGCCAATCTGCAACCACATTCCAGCACCCACGGCGCAAGCGACCTGCCGCAGCGCGGGCAGAGCCAGCCCGTGGCGGGTATCATTGGCAACGACTCAATGGAATCTGAGGTAGGCGGCGGAGCGTTGGGACACCCTGACTGGTGCTGCCCGGCGGTGTCTAAATCGCAATAGGGGCAGCCAACATTGAGACTGCCCAGCGCAACGCGCAACCTGATTGTCCTCGGCGCATCTGTACTATCGTCTGGATACACACTGTGGCCGTCGTCGGCTCGCCATTCTCGCGGGCTCATGATACCAGTATACTAGATTTTAAGCCGCTTGTCAAGTATTTTGGGTCTTGACAATCTACTGAAAAAGTAGTATAATTGAACCGTCAAGAGGCACACAATGGCAGTGGCGGTTTTTTTGTGCCAACATGACTCCCGCAGTCTAAAGCCGTTTGCCTCTTGACAAAGACAAGCGCCCGGACTGCGGGAGTCGCCTTTTATGGAGATAGGCAATGTATTCTAGGCAATACCGTGAATATATGCACTCCGATGCCTGGCAACAGCACAGACTAGCAAAACTAGAGGCCGCCAAATGGCGCTGCGAGTGTTGCGGTGAAACGGATAGGCTATCCGTGCATCACCTGACCTATAAGCGGATTGGGCACGAACGAACAGACGACCTCATTGTCTTGTGCAAGTCCTGCCACTGGGTAGCCGATGAGATGCGCCGGAATCCTGATAGCGATTTACGACAACGCTATGAGGCCCCGCAGAAACCCAAGCCAGAAATGAGTAGAGAGAAACGCAAGATTGAACAACATAAGCGCCAACGTGAGGGAAATTATCATTATCGCTTTGGCGGCCAATGGGCTAGTCGGCGCAAGCGCAGGTAGAGACTCTGCTTCACTCTCTCCCTCTTGCCTGAGCCGGTCAAATAGAAACTGAAAGGAGCAAAATGAATCAAATAGAACAGGCAAAGCGCATCGAGAAACTAGAGCGACAGGTGATGCTGCTGAAAGCCGCCACCGACCACGACGCTATGGCTATTGACAAACTGCAAGAGCGCATCGTAAAACTGGAGCGGCGGGTTGCAAGCCTGGCTGCCGAGGCCGTCCCCAATCTGAGCATCGCTTCCGTCGAGCAGCGCGAGCGTATTGAGAGACTAGAGGCGGCGCTGGGGCTAGAGTAAGCCACGAGCACGTAGACAGAGACCCGGCGCTGAGAGGTGTCGGGCCTTTTTTACTACATGCCACTGCTGCTGGAAGTAATAAAAACCTTCACTTTTTTCTAATGCTATTCTAATATAGGATACTTGACAAACTCACAACAATAGTATATAATTAGTGTAATAAGGAACATTAAAAAGCAAGAAGATCAAAGAGCCAGAGACTAGGGACAAGACGCAGGGGCCAACCAGGGCAATTACACGAAGCGGAGACTACACCGAGGTCAAAGGCCAAAGGATCGGAGAATAGCCCGAGCGCCGGAGGAGGCGAGTGGGCAGGGTCGTCAGCAATTGGGGCTGGCTATGAAGAGAGCATCTACTCGAAACCCTAAAAGGAGATACAATGTCCAAAGGAACAGTAGTCATCAAGGAAAGCGGGAAAGGCTGCATGGGAGTGGGACTGACGAAGTTCACGGCCGCCTGGCCCAGCGGCAAGACCTTCGAGAAGTTTGTTGATGCAGGCGACGCGGTCAACGAGCGACGGCGGCAAGAACGGTTCATAGAGAGCCGGGGCTATACCGTCAAGTGGGATATGGAAGGCACAATCGAGGGAGACTAAAACCCCACCAGTTAGCGCGTCTGGCCAAAACGCGCAGGCAGCAAGATGATTAGCAAGGGGGCTGGTAAAATCCAGCACGCAGGCCGTGAACCTGCGGGGAACTTGCGCCGGAGCCGTGAGGCAAACGGGGAACGCTGAGGAGGCCGGGGAGGGGGAACCGGCATTGCTAATCATTGAACCGCGCAGGCAGTGGGCTTCGGCCCCCGCTGCGTGCTGGGCTGGTTGCCGGAAGCCGTGAGTTCGAATCTCACGGCGGCACGCAGGAGTGGCTAAAGGTAAACTATAGCGCAAAAAAAGGAGAATACAATGAAAAGTAAAGTTTATTCAGTTCACGCGCAGCAGGCGGTAGACAAGCACATCAAAGAGATCGACCAGTTGATGAGCCTCATCTCCACAGAGATGGGCAAGTATAAATCGCTCGCGCGAGCGCACTATGGCCACGCGGGCGACCTGGCCTACGTCGAGGAAGTATTGGCGCAGGCTTGGGAGTTCATAGCAGAGACAACGGATTAGCGCGGCCCCGTGTGACCGCGCTGGCGCAGGAAGCCCCGCCGCCTGGTCGCTGGCGGCGGCAATCACAGAAAAGGAGAGAGCAATGTCTGAGAAAACATTCGTAGTCACTGAGAGTACATTGCAAGCCGCCCTGGCCGATGCCAGGGCCAGGATAGCAGCGGCCAACGAAGAGATTGATAGCCTAGCCGAGAAGGGCTGCGTGCGCAGCAACAGCAGACAGATGCGTGAAGCCATGATAGTTGTGGAATATGGCCAGCATCACATCGCGCAACTGTTAGGACTGCTATATGGAAAGTAGTCCCCTCGCCACCGGGCTATCGACGCCCGGCAGCCGAACCTAGAGAAAAGGAGAAAAAAATGACGAAACAAGAAGCAGTGAAGATTCTGAGAAGCGGTGGGGTGGTGTACATCACCACCAATAACGGTTCGTGCCAATGCGGTGATACGCGCGGCACGATGCGCGTAGAGGACAACGCTCTCGTGCTGGACAGTGCTGGCGGAGAGAAATGGCAAGAATATTCTGGCCCAGCGCGTGAGTGCCACACCTCATACGGCTTCGGCGCGACAGCCCGCGAGGTCGCCCTTCTGTTTGAGCAAGACAAAGACGAGAAGATTATGCACTCCTTCTCGCAGGGAACCTGTCTGAGCCTGAGCAGGTAAGCCTCACCCGCGTTGCAATACGCGGCAGCCTTCCCGACGGGAGCCCGCCCGGCGACTTGCGCAGGGTACGCAAGCGCCACCGGGGAGGCTGGAGGGCGCAACTTACGAGGAGGGAATTGTAATGAGAAAGTCTAAAGTATATTCTACAAACGCTTTTGGCAGAGACATTACGATCAGGGCGTATTCGATGCAACAAATCGCGGATTGGCTTGAGGAAACGCTCTATAGCCTGCGTCCGTTCATCTCGGCCTGCGGGCCTGCTGTGCAAGAGCCCGATGTAGATCTCACGACGGGATGGCCGGACTGGAAAGAAAAGGACTGGTTTAGAAATAGGTAGAGAAGTAACCCGCGCAGCCCGCCCCGGCCCCGGCGCTGGGACGGGAGCGCAACCAAAGGTGGACAAAATAGTGGACAAGATTGTGGACAAAAAGGAGACCAACGATGCCTAAATTTGACAACGCGTCAATCGAGACCGCTGCAATGCAACGCCAAGAGGCAATGGACACCAGGCCGCAGGATCGGTATGCTAGGAGGCTCAAGTTCGCGGGCTGCCGGGAGTGCATGTCGCCAGATGGAATGTACAGCGCATCGCGGGAACAAATGACGAGGTTCGTAGACGGGGCCATAGGGAAGTTCGCGCAGTGGTATCGGGAGCCAGACAACGACCGGGTATTATACTACCGGTGCTGGGCGTGCAATTTCGACGGCGAGCGCGGGCACGATGACCTTGAGCTGCTGAGCGTGGACGACGTGCTGGAATGCTGGAATGGCTCAACCGCGACCCAATGGCCCCCGACTACGCCGCGCTGGCCGCTGAGGAGCCGGTGCTGGCATCACTAGATAGCCGCGATAGCGCGGGAATGGAGGGATAATGAATATCGCTGACGCATTGAAACGAACGAATATCCGAATAACCTATGCCAACCGCTGGCTAGTGTGGGATGTACCACAAGACGCTTGGATTGTATTTGATAGCGGCCCCAAGAATGCGGGGCGAAAAACGCAGGCCGTTGTTACCACGAGAGATGAAGAAGAGGCCGTTGGGTATCTTCTCTACAAAGACGATGAATGGAGACAATAACAGCCCCCCGCCCCGGTGCGCGTGCATTCGCCGCACCAGGGCGGGATACCTGACAAGGAGGGAATGAAATGAATCACCTGAAGGAAGCAAAGATGTGTGTGGGGCCTGAAGAATACAGCACGCAACTGGACGTCGGTCTCGCAATCGCCCACGCGCTGATTGCGATAGCCGAACGGCTACCACCGCCCGCTGAAACCGCGAGCGAGTGCCAGGCGCGGCTGCGGAGGGAGGAGAGTAATGGAGTTTGAAACTGTAGAACAACAGTGCGGGCATATCCACGTCATCAAGAACGGCGTGGAGAGTGCCAGGTTTGTCCAGCA